GAACGGCAGGCCCATACTGACGCTATTAACAAAGAGGACGCCGTTGCGGTTCTCCACAACTGCGTCCTCTTCGTTATCCGTCAGCTCGTCCACAAAGCCGTTTTCTTTTGCCTGGGGGCCTGTCCACCAGCTCGTCGCGTCCATCCACCCAGCCACCTCGTCCTTCTCCCGGCACGTTTTCTTGGCGTACAGGGTGACGATGTTCTCCCGTATGGTGGTGATGGCGTCGATGTACTGTTGCAGCGTTGCCGCGTCCGCATAGCCGAACAGCCCCATCTTGACCGGGTGAATCATATAGGTGCTGTCGTTCGCCGCGATAACCTTGTCACAGTGGCAGGCAACGATTGTCGCCGCCGACGCGCATACGCCGTCGATGTAGGCCGTCACATGGGCCGCGTTCCGCTCCAACATATTGCCGATGGCCTGTGCGGCGAACACGTCACCGCCTCCGCTGTTGATGCGCACGGCAATCTCGCTCACAGCTCCCAGGCCGTCCAGGTCCTCGGCAAACTGCTTTGGGGTCACTTCATCCCCCCACCAGCTTGTGTCCGCAATGTCGCCGTATAGCAGCAGCTCCGCGCCGCCTCCCGCCATATTGCGGAACTGCCAGAATTTCTTAGGCATTTCCCGTTCCTCCTTCCTGCTCTTTCCCGCCTGGGTCCGGCGGTGTCTGTCCCGCTCCGCTGGGCGGCGGGTTTGCGATCTTGTCTACCTCCCGCTTTCGCGCGGCCTCTATGGCCCGCTTGCGAATGTTCCGGTTGTAGTCCCCTCCTGTGAGCTGGGCCGTCTCTTCCTCCGCCGTGGAGAAACCGGCGTCCACACGCTTTATAGCGGCCTCTACCTCCTGGGACGGATTCAGCGCTGTCCGGCTCGGCCCGTTCCACTTGCAGTCGGCATATGCCTTGCGGATTGCCGGGTCGCCAAAAAATCCCGGTGCCTTGATACGTCCTCGCGCCACCGCTTCGGCAAGCCACGCCTCATAGACCGGTTGGCAGAAGTCGTCCGAAAACCAATCCCTCTGCATCCCGCAGGTTCGCCAAAACTCGTTGAGGGACCCGCGCGCGCTGCTGAAATTCTGCGTAAACTGCTTTTCCAGTACCTCCGGCGGGATTTCCAGCGCTGCGCCGATCTCCTTTACCATGGCGTTGAAAAAAGCGTCGTACCCGCTGTTCGGGTGTTCCGGCTTCGCAAACTCTACCGTTTCCCCCGGATTCAGTGCCACGATTGCGCCGTTGCCCAGTTCGATAGTCCCCTGGTCCTGCGCGTCAATGAGCTGTTCCGGCGGCAGCGCCTCGCCTATTGGCTTCCCGTTCTGCACGGTGGCGGACTGGATAAACACCGTGAACATGGCGGATATAACCGCCGCCGTGATCTCCGCTTCGGTATACCGCCCCAACTGTTTCAGCGCCTCCAGGACCGGGGCAAGAATAGGGACGCCCCGGCGCTGGCCCGCCCGTTCCCGGTTCATCACATGGAGGACGTTCGGCCTCCCGCTGCTCCCGTAGGCTTCTACCCGCGTCCATTCCAGCGCGCCCGCCTGATTGGAGAGGCTGGACAATGGGTGCTGGTTGCATATCCAGTAGGCAATTACCATACCGTCAGCGTCCGTCTCCACGCCCTGCACGATGCTGTGTACCCTGTGGCCCTTCACCTCGCAGGGTACAAGCCGGTCGTAACTGTCCGGCGAACACACCCGGTCGGCTTCGATAACGCGCACCCGCAGGCTGTACGGCTGGCCCGGCTGCTCCTTCATAGGCAGCAGCGCAAAGGCGTCCCCGTTCATCAGGTAGGACAGGAAAGCAAGCTGTTGCAGCTTGTAGAAATTGTCCACACGGTCTGCGTCGCATACCGGCGTATCTGCCCATAGAGCGAACTCCCGCAGGATTTGAGCTTGCAGCGCTTCCGCCTGTTCGTTGGTCAGCCGCAAATAATCAGCGTCGATCTGCGGCGACGGCATAAGCCCGCCCGCTACTACGTTTGTCCGCATGGTTTTCAGCGCGGCAGAGGCCGTCGGGATTCCCATATAGGCGTCGCGGGACCGCTGGCGCAGCACGTCAAGGTTATCCTCGATGTCCTCCTTCGGGCTTCCTCCGTGGTACATCCACCCGCGCATACTCTTCTTTGTCAGGTTCGCGCCGTAGTTCCCGTATCCGCTGTTGACAAACTCCAGCGCCGTTCTCGCGGCGGCTCGCCTCACCGCCCGCACCGGAGAGACGGCTGCAATGGCCCGGTCCAGCAAATTCATTTTTGCCATGCCTGACCTCCCTACACATCACGGATAACCGCACGGAATACCCGGTTCCTTCCGCCGTACTGTTCCTCTGCCGCTGCTACGGCAAGTTTCCCCTCCCAAAATTCGATCTCTTTCCGCACATCGTACAGGTCCGCCCGCGTCAGGCTCCGACCTTCGATCTGGTATCTCTGCCCGGTGGCGATAGCTTCCTCCGCCGCAAGCCAGGTATTGAGCTTTCTCTTGCAAAACTCTACCGAGTAAATAGCCATTTAGATTCCTCCATTCAGTTTCCGGCGTCCCGTCCGGCGCTGGACCACGGCCCCCGGTTCCGGCTTCTGGAGCGGCGGATTGTAGATTTCCAGTGCGGCGGTCGCGTAGTTGCGCAGGTCCAGCGGCTCGTTGCGCTTGTAGTTCTTGTCCCGGAAGTCCCACGCCACGATCATTTTCCCCCGGCGGAACCTGGTGATTTTCATTTCCGCCGTCAGGCCCTTAAAGTAGGTTTCATCGTACCCGGCCTCTGGATTCAGCGGGAAGTGACAGTAGTTCGGCCCGCTCGTTATGGACGGGTCCCGGACAGTGTGCTGTAGCCGCTGATACAGGATGTCCTTCCCCTCGTCAACGCCGATGGTGAACAGCGGCGTTTTGACCCGGTTATCCGTGGTCGGGTTTTTGAAGTAGGGGATTCCCTGCCCGCCCTTTCCTTTAATGGCGAATATGCGCCGGTCGAACTTGTCCACCGTGAACCGGTAGACCTGCACGGAACGATAGCCGCTGTCGATACAGCAGGCGGCAATTTGCAGGGCTGTCCCGTCCTTTTTGTGGAAGGAGACTTGCAGAAAAGCGTCCAGGTCCGCCCAAACCTTTTCTTCCTTCGTGTCTCCGTATATTTTCTGATACCGGATGCCCCAGCTCTCCTTGCCGACGCCCCAGCCCACAACCTCCGCCTCGAAACGGTCCTTCTGCACGTCCACGGCGGCGGTCAGCACCAGCACGCCGTCCGGCACTTCCGCGTCGTACAGCTCCCGGCGGTTTATCAGCTTGTTTCCGTCGATGCACTCCCCCGGCTCTTCCCACGTCTCGCCAAGCTCGGTGTTGGTCCACGTTTTCATTTCCTCTATGTTGCCAAGCGCCAACTGCTCGCTTGCGGAAATGAATTTGTCCACCACGTCTTTCCAGCCGCAGAAATTGGAGGCCAGTGTATTCAGGTGGAAGCCTCGCGTCTCTGCCGCCGGATTCTCTGCCCGGAAGCGTCCCAGCTTCCCTTGCTCCTTCCAGGCGTATTCTCCGAACCGCTCCCCGCACCGCTCGCACTTGTAGAGGATTGGCTTAGACGGGTCTGTGCGGTAGTCCTCGAAATCCAGGCTGCTCCACGCCAGCGGTTGGTAATGGCCGCACCCAGGGCAGGGTACGGTCCACTCTTCCCGCGTGCTTTCCAGAAACTCCTTTTCGATTTTGCTGTGTCCCTTAATGGTCGGCGTGGAGACGATCACGGTTTTCTTATCCCAAAACGTAGTCTGCCGCTTCTGCGCCAGCAGAAGCGGATCACCTTCTGTCCCGGCGCTCTCCGGGTAGCCGTCTACCTCGTCAGCCAGCAGTACCTTGATAGGCCGCATACGCAGGCCCACAGGGCTGTTGGCTCCCACGATGGTGATATGCCCACCCGGAAAATTCTTCTTCAAGATGGTATTTCCGCTGTACCGGCTCTTCGTATCCACCAGCCCGCGCAAAACCGGCGTGTCCCGTATCATGGGCGCAAGGTTGTCTTTGGATAGGGTCTGCGCCATATCAAGCGTAGGCTCCATTGCCATGACAGGGCATGGGTAGTAGTGCATATAGTAGCCGAGCGCGTTCATCAGTATAGCGGTCTTTCCGATCTGCGCGGCGCTCTTGATGACCACCTTGCGTACATGATGGTCCCCGATGGCGTCCATGATTTCCCGCTGATATGGCGCGTTGTCTGTGTGCCAGCGCGCCGTGCCGTTGTTGGTTTCCGCCGACAGCACCCGGTATTTGTCCGCCCATTGTGAAAGCGTCAGCGCCGGAGGCGGGCGCAGGTAGGCGATACACCGGATGAACATTTCTTCTGTCTGCGGCGCGATCTCAACGACCCACGCCCTCTTCTCGTCCATCCTGGTTTCCCTGCTCCTTCCTCTTCTGCCTGGTTGGCAGCTTCCCCTTTACACACGCTGGGAAAGGGCAGTAAATCAGCCTCTCGCCGATTCGCTCCGCCCATACGCACCCCTTACATGGATTCGTCGTCCTCTTCTTCATCCTCGCCGCTCCTTATCGCAAAGGCCACATTGAAGTGAGATAGTTCCTCCAGCGTCTCGTCTATGGCCGCTTTGAGCTTATCGTGTATGCCCGCCTGGTTGCCGCCCATCTGTGCCAGCTCCCCGGACAACTTCGCAGGCAGGCCAGAGAAGCGCCCGCGCATATTCAGGCACAACGCGGCCAGACCCTTTTCGATGTCTCCCGTGCTGTGCAGATTGCCCCGGCGCTCTTCGTTCTCCATGTCCGCCGCCTCGCGCTTTGCCTTTGTGAGCATGGCCCGCTCGTCGTTCAGGTTGGTGCTCCCGTTCCCCTTGCGCAGATAGGAGATATACCGCACCACGCACGATTGCAGTTCGTAAAGCCCCGGCGCTTTCTCGGCAATCACTCCCTCGTCCCGCAGCTGCCGGACCCGTCGGGGAGTAACTGCCATCCAGTCGGCCACTACATTACTTGTATACAGTTTCACTTCTCGTCCTCCCGCTCCACGTCGGTCAAGTCGTCCGGCTCCACGCCGTCCACGTCCGCGCTGTTAGCGGCCCGCATACGCAGGATTTCAAGCCGCTGCTGTTCCAGTTCAAGCCGCGCCGCGCTTTCATCCAGTGCCCGCAGACTGTCCGTAATCTTGGCGATACGGCCCTGTACTTTATAAAGCGCCTCCTGCAAGCTCTGTATCCGCTTAAAGGCGCTGTCGCTGAAGCGCATGGTTGTGTTGTTCTTCCCGCGTATCTCTGTCATGGCGCTTAGATACACGGCCCCTTCTTCCGCATCCTCATACTCCGCAATCTTGGAAAGGATTTTGTTCTCGCGGAATTTCAGGATTTTCATTTCATGCTCCAGCGCTGCCCGAACCTCCAGCGGCGTTTTCGCTATCAGTTCCTTTTCCTCGTCGGTCAGCCTATCAAAAAAGACGGTGCTGTAAGCTCCGTCCTTCTCCGCGTTCTTGTTCCCCGCCGGTGCGCCCTTGTGGCTCCCGGCGGCGTTCTTCTTTCCCTTGCTGTTCTTGTTGCCGGGCTGTCCGCCCCGCTTCTTCTTCGGCGGAGGCGGCACAGCTTCGTCCCATTTTTCCTCGCGCTTTCTGTTGCGCACATATGAATAGGACAGGCCCGCCCGCTCGGCCAGCTCCCGGAGGTTTACCTTTTCACCTTTGGCCCGGCGTTCGATGTATTCTGCCCTTGCGGCGTCAATCTTCCCGCCCCCCTTCGGCACGGCCTCCACCTCCAGACAAAACAATAGCCCACGGCGTTTCCGCCGCAGGCTGATTATTCACGCTACCATTATATCTTAAAAAACTGACAGAAGGTGGCAACGCAGAAAATTTTTTTGCATCCGCCGCCGATTTTTGACGCCCTCGATTTTTGGGTCCCCCAACTTTTTTTCTGGGCAACCGGGGGAAGCTGAAAAAATCCCCTCACACCTAAAAAAATCCTGCGCTCACGGACCCGCAGGCGGCGAGGGGTGTCCAGGGAGTACCTACGGCCTCGCGTGCGGTTTTGATTCGCGCCTGCGTGCGTATGTGT